AACTGGTTCGACTGGAGCAACTGGTTCGACTGGCGAAAACATAACAGGAAGTGTTGTATATCCGCTTCCAGGAACATATACATGGACTGTTCCCTATTATAATGTTTTAACCATTGAACTTTGGGGCGCTGGTGGTAGTGGCGGTTCTGCGTATAATGGCAATACTACTGCTGCTGGTGGAGAAGGCGGAGACTATAAAAAATACACTTCTTCATCGGGACAACTAACTGTTGGTTCAAGCATAACATTAATCATCGGAACTGGCGGCGCTGAAAATAGAAGTAATGGCCAAGCTGGTTATGCTGGCGGATACACTGTTTTTGGTGATCGTGTGTGGGCACAAGGCGGTAATGGTGGCGGCGGACAATTTGCTGCTGGACCTGCTGCTGCATCATATACTCCAGGAACAGCACACAGCTTTACTCTTGTTACAAGCGAAAGTGGTGGAACAAACGGATACAATGTTGCTGGCGGTAACGTAACTTATGCTGGTGGTGGCGGAGGAGGAGCTCGAAACACAGCAGGAGTTTGGAATAGTGGCGGCACTTCTACCTATGGTGGACGTGGCGGTGATGGTATGGTATATTTTGGTTATCAGGGTAGCGATCCTGCAGGTGGCGGTGGAGCGACGATATGGAGCACGGGCGGCGCACGTCGAGGCGGTCATGGAAGAATTGCTTTGTCTTGGACAGTATAAATATTAGATATTCGTTGATAATAATGAGGATTGTATGAATTTACACTATAAGATAATCGAAGCGATAGAAGAAGATCATTTGATTGTTGTTAGATATTGGACCGACAAAATATCAGAACATATGTTATCTTGTGATAATTTCGTTAGAGATACTGGCGTTCCCTATAGATGTCGTTCAGACGTTTCAATTACTCTCCCTATTCCAGTCCCACCAGCCGAAGAATTAGAAAAACTAATTTTAGCTAATGCCCCATACAGATGGCTTAAAACCCTAGAAGACGTAGCAGATCCAGAAGTTGATACTTCTTTGGATAGTATTAAATCGCTATTGAATGTGCAAAACACCAAAACACAAGAAGAACTAGATGAACTTGCCAGACAGCAAGAAATTTTAATGTTTGACGAAAAACCAGAAATCACAGAAGAAGAAATTGAAGAACTGATTAATAAAATTACAGCACAATGATATTTTACTATGATGCCGAAAAAAATATCTATCCTACACAGTTAGATGCTGTTGCTTCAGGAAAACCTTGCTTCTTTTATTATTACGATAAAGAATTTATGCAGGTTGACTGGAAAACTGAACCAACAGAATCTCTTCAAGAACTGTATAGAATACGAGCACAACAGATTCGTGACGAAAACGAATATGTTATTGTTTGCTATTCGGGTGGATCAGACTCAACAAACATACTAGAAACTTTCTACTATAACAACATTCATATAGATGAGATTGTTGTGGTCGGTGCATTATCACAAGATCCAGAACAAGGAAGCGATTTTAATCACAACGGCGATTTATATCATAATGTGTTTCCGACGCTTACCCAAATGAATTTTCCAAACACAAAAATAACAGTTCTTGATTATACACAATGGTTCAATGATCCTACCAACTTTACTCTTATTCAAAAATATGGTAATGAATGGAGTAAATATATTGGAGGATTTAAGAGCGTTCATAATTTGTTTTGGTATGATTTTCGTAAGTTTGTTGGCAAAGGAAACAACAAACAAACTTGTTATATCATGGGATCTGATAAAACGATAATATATCCTGGAAAAATTTTTGGATCATATTACACTAAAATTTCAGATTTATCTGTAAGTGATTATGGCGCAAACTATTCGGATGAAAATTTCAAAAGAATTAATTTTTACATTTCACCAGAAAAAACTACCACAGATATCATGAGAAAACAAGGACACAGACTAATCAATTATGTTAATCTAAAATATAGTGGCAAATATGATACGTCTAAAATTGATCAAACTTTTATCTACTATAATCTTAAGCATCCATTACAGTTCAAATCTAAGAAGTCGACCTATACTGCGTTGAGCGCAAGAGATAAGTTCATGTTGAATGCAACGAATAGTGAAATGTTTAATATGTTCACTGAAGGTCTTAAAACTATAGAAAAAGTGACTTCAACTAAGAATAGAATTTATTTCCATTCTAGGAAATACTGGTTAACAGATTCTATCGAAACTTAGGACCAACAACCCATATAACAATAGATTTACGAATTCCTTTTGTTACGGGAGCAACTCTATGAACCATAAAGGAAGGGAACATAATAGCCCTTCCTTTTTTTGTTTGACATGTAATAGGTTCTGATTCTTTTCCAGTATTAATTTGAAATTCGCCGCCCTCATAATCATCATTTAGATTAAGAGTTACTGATAATTTTCTCATTTCTACATCATCAGTGAAATGGCCACCAAAACTCATATCTGTGTGCCAGTCATATCTACCAGTATCTTCAGAATTGTATGTTGTATATTGAAAGGTGTTGTATCCATTAAGATCAAAATTATAATACATTTCGTTTGCAGCTTGAATCACGAAATTTAATTTATCGTATATCCAAGCAGTATCATCGTTTCTATTAACGAAACAAACGTCAGAAACTCTATGTTTTCTTGTATCTTCTTCCGACTTAGATCCGAATGTTGTTGCGAAAGTTTTGTCTAATGATTCGCAATGTGAAATTATACTATTGATTTCATCATCGGTCAAAAAGTTGTCCCAATACACCCAAGGATAAATAATTCTAGAACGAGTGACAGGGTCATTGTAAATAGTATTGTATCTCATTCAAATCTTTTCCAATTTTCAATAGGTTGTAGTCCAAGAGGTTTTGCTGCGCTTTGTTTATATGTTAATAGAATATCTCCAGCCAAACATATTCTATTTTTATTAAGTCCTTCCACATCAGTTGCGCCTTCCATACTATCCATTTGTTTTCCTATTGTATCATGCGTTAACGTTGCAGGAAATACAAATAGATCGCCTTGTGTTGGTTCAAACTGCCATGTCATTGAGTTTAACTGATCCCAGATTCCATTCGAATTATTCCAGCGAATAGAACCAGGATATGGTTCATGACGCCGTTCATAGTTATAGAATCTAATTGGACGAGTAAAATCGTCAGGAATATTTACATAATATGTGAAAGATATATGAGCGTCGCCGTGCGCGTGCGTAGGTGTAGAACTATCTTTCTTTATGTTCAACCAAGTCTTCACAACATTAAACTCGAACACATCATCAATGTGTAGTCTTTGAGTGTATTGTTTTGCGCAGGAAACGGCATATCGAAATAGTGGTTCAAAAGAAGGTTCGTGATGTATAGCAACATGACCTGTAAATTCGGCAGAAAATCCTTCAGGCGTCATGTGATTCCATACATCACGATAAAATGTATTTCGAAATTCTTCGTGCTTATCATACTTAAACTGACAAACAAGAGTTGGGAACAAATGATGTTCGATCATTTTATATTTTGTCGCTTTCTAATGATATCGAGGATTTCTTTTGGCGAATTTGCTACATCAAAAACCATACGTTGTGCTTCTTCCCAGTAAATAGGATCAACAGGAATGTTGCGATCAGACATAGTCTTCATGAATTCGGGATCATTTACTGCCTTGCGAAATGCTTCACGAAGTTCGGCGGCACGTTTGGCAGGAACTCCTGGAGGAGCGATGAATGGGCGAAGAAGGACGAACTGACTTTCAAACACTTCAAGTATTTTAATATATTTTGGATCCCTTGTCAATTCATTTAGTGTAGGAACATTTGTATATTCTGGGTGTCGAATCTTACCGTTGCCGAACTGAACTATCGCTTTTATTCCGCTATTAGGTTTCAACCAATCTGGTTTAGCAGATTTGATACCGATAAGACTATACACCACAGAATCAACTTCTTTCCGCTCAAATGCAAGGCGATTAGCACCAGTCGACGAATATCCTGATATGATTTTCATCTTCAGCCCAGTTATATCTCGAATAAGCATAGCAGAATCTGCCGAAGCTGAATTTTCAGCACCAACAATCAGTTCTTCATTGATGTAATCTTTATTGCCATTATTAAGCCACATAATCACCGCATCTTTACGACCATCAGCGGTTGATCCTAGCCATACAAACTTTTCAGGATCAAAATTGGTATTACGAGGTTTAAGCACACCAACAAGAGGAATATTCTTATACACGATTCCTATGGTCGAACCGTCTTTTGGCGCAACATTATAAAGATAGTTTGCCGCAACCATACTAGCTGCTCCAGGAACAGACTGAAAAATTACGTTTGGTTTTTCTGGTAGATATTTGCTTAAATATGGAGCCAACAACTGAGCATTGAGGAAATAGCTATTATCGGTTCCTGGAACAATGATTTTAAGTTCGCTTGCTTGCGCAGTCGCAACAAACATAGCGAAGAATAGCATAATAAGTTTCTTCATGGCATTCCTATATAGTATCATTTATAAATAGGGTAAGACCTCTTATCTTGGAGTATTTCATGGCTGTATCATCTCGCCAACAGTTCAAAGACTACGTTCTCCGCCGCCTTGGCGCTCCCGTTATTGATGTTAACGTAGATAACGAACAGGTCGAAGACCGTATCGACGATGCACTAGCCAAGTTTCGTGATTATCACTATGACGGAACAAAACACGTTTACTACAAACATGTTATTACTTCTACCGATATTGCGAATCAATATATTACGCTTCCAGAAACAATGATTGGTGTCACTCGCGTATTTGATATCAATGATTCATACAGCGCAACGAACCTATTTAACGTTCGTTATCAGCTACATTTGAACGAACTGTTTAATATTGCAAGCGTTTCTGTAACTCCATACGTTGTTGCTATGCGGCATATCGAGTTTCTTGAAGAAGTGTTTGTAGGTAAAAAGCCAATCCGTTTCAATCGTCATACAGATAAGCTGTATATTGATATGTCTTGGAACGAAGATATTCAGCCAGGTCAGTATATAATCATCGACGGCTATTCTTCACTAGATCCAAATGTAGATACAGACGTATGGGAAGATTCTTGGTTAAAGAAGTATGCAACCGCATTAGTAAAGCGCCAGTGGGGTGAGAATCTTAAGAAATTTGAAGGTATGCAACTTCCTGGCGGAATCACATTCAATGGTCAGAAAATTTGGGAAGAAGCTATCGAAGAAATCAATAAACTGGAAGACGAAGTGATTATGGATTACTCACTTCCCGTCACAGATATGATTGGCTGATAAATGACCACGAACAAATACTTCACGCCATTTACTTACGGTCGGCAACAAGACGTTGCGGAAGATTTAATCATCGAGTCTATCAAGATTCATGGTTTGGACGTGAAGTATATGCCACGGACTCTAGTCAAAGAAGATTTCCTACTTGGCGAAGATACGCTTTCCAAGTTTGAAAGTGCCGTAGATATCGAAGTTTATATTAAGAATGTACAGAACTTCGAAGGTCAGGGCGACTTTTTATCCAAGTTTAATCTTGAGATTCGTGACCAGATTACTTTCACAATGGCTCGTAAACGCTGGGGGCAGATTACTAACGAAAAGATTCTGACTGAAGTAGGTTACAACTATCAGGTAGAAACAGCCAACACAAACGCATGGGGAGCAACAGATTCTATTCAGTTGGAAGCGGGATCTGCTAATGGTTATTCTATAACCTCATCACGCCCACAGGAAGGCGATCTAATCTTTTTCCCGCTCAATAATAAGTTGTATGAGATCAAGTTTGTCGAGCACGAAAACATTTTCTATCAGCACGGCAAACTATACACATACGATCTTACATGCGAATTATTCCAGTACAGCAGCCAGCAATTCAATACTGGCAACACGGCAATCGACACTATCGAAAATACATACTCGCTCGATATACTGAACTATCAATTCTTGCTTGAAAACAGCGATACGTTGGTTTCGGAAGATAGTGGATATCTAACTCAAGAGTTCCGTATTGAAACTACTGATGCTGCTGCTAATAACGAATACATCACAACTCAGTCGATTGACTTCATCGACTTCAGTGAACGTAATCCATTTTCAGAGGTTGATCGCTACTAATGGCTATATTCGGTTCACAATTTTATCACCAAACGATCCGCCGTTATGTTATTGCCTTCGGTAATATGTTCAACGATATGGTCGTGCAGCGTATCAATACCGCAGGTCAGGTTGTTCAGACGCTATCGGTTCCTATCGCATACGGTCCAAAAGAAAAGTTTCTTGTTCGTATATCACAAGATCCAGATCTAGATAGAGCGGTTGCTATTTCATTACCTCGTATGGGATTTGAAATGACTAGCGTATCATACGATCCTACTCGTCGATTGCCAGCAACTATAAAAAATGTTCATGTTGTTGACGATAAGAATAAACTGAACTATCAATATACGCCTGTTCCATATAACTTAAACTTCACTCTTTCAATCTTTGTTCAGAACGGCGACGATGGCGCACAGATTCTTGAGCAGATTCTGCCTTACTTTGGTCCAGAGTGGGTAAACAATGTAAAACTGATACCAAGCATGGATATCGTTATGGATATTCCTTGCGTGCTAAACAGCGTTTCTACAGAAGATACTTATGAAGGCGACTTCGAAACTCGTCGCGCCTTGATTTACACGTTAGACTTTACTATGCGCGGTTATATTTACGGTCCTGTTCGTCGTCAGGGCGTTATCAAGCGCACTCAAATCGACTTTGGTATTGTTACTGCAAATTCTGGTAATCGTATTACGTTGGCAGATACTGCTATTGTTCCTCGCAGTTCGCGAATCGTTATTACTCCAGGATTGCTTGCTAATGGTTCGCCCACAAGCAATAGTGCTGCTTCTATTCCTTATTTGAATATTGACGCCGATGATGATTATGGTTTTGCAACTAATACTTTCTTCTATACAGATGGAAAAAAGTATAACCCAAGGACGGGTAATGATGAATGAAAATAAAACTAACTTCGAACAAAGTGTTGAAGAAGCACTAGGTCTTCCTATTTCTCCGCCTATGGTAGAAGTATTACCTGCTGTCGAAGTAAATGAAGATATTGATTCTGATTTCAATGTAGCTCGTAAAAATCTTCATAATATCATCAATAAAGGAACCGATGCCCTCGAAGAAGCGTTGCTGGTTGCTAAAACGTCTGAGCATCCTCGCGCATTTGAAGTTGTAGGTCAGCTAATCAAAACTATGGTTGACGCTAATAAGGATTTGCTTGATATTCAGAAAAAACTAAAAGATCTTAAGAAAACTGACGATCCAAAAGAACAACCACAAAACGTCACTAATGCGCTTTTCGTAGGTAATGCTGCTGAATTACAAGCATTGATTAATGGTAGAAAATGACTGTAAAGACCTATCTTGGTAATCCTAATCTCAAGGCGGCGGGAGTCGTCCATTCATACACAAAAGAAGAGATTGAAGAATACGTCAAATGTGCTAAGGACGTAGAGTATTTCGCACGTAAGTATATCAAAATCGTAAACGTCGATCGCGGCTTGATTCCATTTGAAATGTGGGATTTTCAGGCTAATATGCTGCATACGTTTGCAAATAATCGTTTTTCTATTTGCAAACTCCCTCGTCAGGTTGGTAAGTCTACAACATCGGTCGCTTATATTCTTTGGCTCATTTTATTCACAGATCAGCAGAACGTAGCTATCCTCGCGAACAAGGGCGCGCTCGCGCGAGACCTACTAGCCAAACTACAACTTGCCTACGAATATCTACCTAAGTTTCTTCAGCAAGGCGTTGTTACTTGGAACAAAGGTAATATTGAACTTGAAAACGGTTCAAAGGTAGTTGCGGCTGCAACATCATCCAGCGCCATCCGTGGTGGATCGTATAATCTGATTTTCCTTGACGAATTTGCGTTCGTTCAGCGTAATCTAGCCGATCAGTTCTTTGCTTCTACCTATCCTACAATTTCTTCTGGTACAACAACCAAGATTATTATAGTATCAACTCCAAACGGAATGAACCATTTCTTCAAGATGTGGGTGGATGCTACCGAAGGTCGTAGCGAATATAAACCTATCGAGATTCATTGGTCGGACGTTCCTGGGCGCGACGAGGAATGGAAAAGGCAAACTATCGCTAACACCAGCGAAGAACAATTCCGCCAAGAGTTTGAATGTGAGTTTATCGGTTCGTCACACACATTAATTCACCCATTAAAATTGCGCGAAATGGTTTGGCAGCAACCAACCAAAGATAGGTTTGGTTTGGATATACAGGAAATGCCAGATCCTAGAAAATTATACATATGTGTGTTCGACGTTTCAGAAGGCGTGGGCGGCGACTACTCTGCTTTGTCTATATTTGATGTAACACAATATCCATATAAACAAGTTGCTAAATATAGGAGCCGAGACGTTTCGCCACTGATGTTCCCTGATGTAATTTATCGTTTCGCTCGAATGTATAATAATGCTTGGGTGCTTGGCGAAACGAATAATATAGGTCAACAAGTTGTTCAGTCGCTATATATTGACCTAGAATATGAAAACGTGATTGCTACCTTCACTAAAAATAAAAACATTAAGGTCGGCGGCGGATTTAGTTCAAGGTCTGCTTTTGGCGTAAGAACTACAAAAGCTGTTAAAAAAATCGGTTGTTCAAATCTAAAAACGATTATTGAGAGCAACAAATTAATCATCAGTGATTTTGATACTATTGAAGAATTGACCACTTTCGTTGAAACGAAAGACACATATAAGGCTGAAGAAGGTTGTCATGACGATTTGGCTATGACTTTGGTTTTATTTGGATGGCTAGTTACACAACCATATTTCAAAGACCTAACCAATAACGATGTTCGGCGAGCATTATCTGATGAAACTCTACAAGGAGTTCATGACGATTTATTGCCCGCTGGATTTATTGACGATGGAATAGACGTTCAGTCAGTAGAACACGATCGGCGGCGGCGATTAGACTGGGATTTGTCGGATATTTAGATAAAACGCCGATTTTATAAATAAATGAGAATCCAAAAGAATTCGTCGAAGAATAACTTCGTCTATAAAGGAGAAAACTATGCCATTTCAAATCTCTCCAGGCGTCAACGTATCGGAGATTGATCTCACAACGATCATCCCCGCCGTAAGCACGACTACTGGCGCTTTAGCTGGACATTACTCATGGGGTCCAGCAGGGATTCGCGTTCTTGTGGATTCCGAAGATACGCTTGTAAACACATTTGGTAAGCCAAATTCAAATACTGCGTCAGACTTTTTTACTGCTGCAAATTTCCTTTCATACGGCAATGCACTGTATGTAACTCGTGTTATTCGCAGTTCAAACGTTGCTACGCTAGATACCGATACGGTAATTGCTCGTAATGCTATTTCAGCTGGTTCTAATAACCAAAACACAATCATTAAAAACGAAGACGATTACAACGCAAACTATTCAAGTGGTATTGCTGGTGTCGGTAGTTGGGTTGCTAAGTATCCTGGTGCTCTTGGTAATTCTATTAAGGTTTCTGTTTGCTTGACTGCAAATGCCTACGAGTCAACACTATCTGGAACGATCGTTTCTACGAATAATTCAGTTACAGTTACTGGTACAAATAGTCTTTTCCAATCACAAGTTGCGGTTGGTGATATTCTGGTATTAGGTCCAGATAAAGTAGAACGCAAGGTTAGTGCTATCGCTTCTAACACTTCATTGACTTTGTCTGCTGTATATGTTGGTAATACAGTTACATCAGCAAATAATACTGTGACACGTAAATGGGAATTTAACAATTACTTCTCTTCTGCTCCAGGCACTTCAGTTATGGCGGCAGGTGCTGGCGGCAGCGGCGACGAAATGCACATTGTTGTTGTTGACGAAGATGGCGAAATCACAGGCATTACCAATACTGTTATCGAAGTTCATTCAAATCTATCAAAGGGTAATGGCGCTAAAGATGAAGTAGGTAATAACATCTACTACAAAGATTATATCAATCAGAACTCTCGTTGGGTTTGGTGGACTGGCGCTTTAGCAGGAACAACCGTTAGAACAATCGCATATGCTGGTAATCATGCTTCTGGTGCACAATCTCGACCACTAAACAATTCGCTTTCAAAAGGTCGCGATGGTCACTCACCAAGAGAAGCTGATTATGTTAATGGGTATAATCAATACAAGAACTCGGAAGATGTTGACGTTTCACTGATTCTTGGTGGTGCATCTACTTCAACTCGCGCTATTCATGTGATTAACAATATTGCAGAATACCGTAAGGATTGTGTCGCAGTATTCTCACCAGAACGTTCAGACGTTGTAAACAACTCAGGGTATCCTGGTTCTGAAACAGATGATATTGTTGCTTTCCGCAACACGCTTCCATCATCTTCGTATGCTGTTATGGATTCTGGCTGGAAATATCAGTATGACAAATACAACGATGTTTACCGCTATGTTCCATTGAACGGTGATACTGCTGGCACGATGGTTCGCACCGATAACGAGCGCGATCCTTGGTGGTCACCTGCTGGTTACAATCGTGGTGGTATCAAGAATACAATTCGTCTTGCTTTCAATCCAAACAAGACTTATCGTGATCAGCTCTACAAGAACGGTATTAACCCAGTCGTCACATTCCCTGGTCAGGGCACTATCCTGTTCGGTGATAAGACTCTACTTGCCAAGCCATCAGCGTTTGATCGTATCAACGTTCGTCGCTTGTTCATCGTTCTTGAAAAAGCAATCGCTACTGCCGCCAAGTTCACACTGTTCGAGTTCAACGATGCGTTTACTCGGGCACAGTTCAAGGCACTAGTTGAGCCATTCCTGCGTGACGTTCAGGGTCGCCGTGGTATCACAGACTTCCGTGTTGTTTGCGACGAAACAAATAACACACCAGAAGTCATCGATCGTAACGAGTTCATCGGTGATATCTACATCAAACCCGCAAGGTCAATCAACTTTATCCAGCTGAACTTTGTTGCGGTTCGCACTGGTGTTGATTTCACTGAAATCGTAGGCAAGTTCTAATAAGGCGAATAAATACTTAAAAGGAAACAGGGAGAAAAAAGAAAATGCCCTTTAATGTGTCAACTTTCGCCGCTCAGGGACTTCCATTCGGTGGCGCTCGTGCTTCACTCTTCGAAGTGTTCTTGACGCTTCCAGCTGGTTTGGCAGAACCAACTGCAGAAGGTCAGTTCCGCTTCGTATGTCGTGCGGCACAGATTCCAACATCAACAGTAGGGCAGATTGAAGTGCCCTACTTCGGTCGCCGTGTAAAGATGGCTGGTAACAGAACTTTCGAAAACTGGACTGTTACCGTTATGAACGATGAAGATTTTCTAGTTCGTCACGCATTTGAAAAGTGGAGTTCATATATTAACTCACATAATAATAACCTTCGTGACGCAGCAGTTATCGCAGAGTCTGGTCTAACTTCATATCGTACTCAGGCAACAGTTCGTCATTTTGCTAAAACTGGTGCATTTGCTTCAGGAACAGCAGTTGGTGATGCCGCTATTCCAACACGCGAATATACTTTCATCAACATTTTCCCAATCAATGTGTCAAGCATTGATCTAAACTGGGAAACAACGGACGCAATCGAAGAGTTTACTGTTGAATTCGCTTATGATTACTGGACTGTTGATAAGGACGTCAACAATAAGGTAATCGACTCTTAATTGATTGCTTATCTTCGATATTATTAATTTACTTGAAGGAATATAGATGGCAATCGAATTATTCGGCTTCCGTATTGGGCGGGCAAACGATGATGAAGAAAAACT